CCTGACGGCCACGTGGACACTGACCGGACGTCGTCCGTACGGACACTTCACCACACCGGCCAAGCCGCCCAAGGCCGTGACGTTCGCGGACATGGCCATGGCCGTGGACGGCGCGGACATGTCCAAGCTGATCCTGGGCACGGGCTCCCGCGGCAAGGTGGTGGATTTCGATCTGACCATGGACAGCCCGCACCTACTGATCAATGCGCAGTCGATGGCCGGCAAGAGCGAGCTACTGGCCTGGATCGTGGCGCAATTCATGCGCCGCGGCTATGGCGTGCTCTGCTTGGACGCGAAGTTCGTCAGTCACATGTGGCTGCGCAGGATTCCGGGCGTGCTGTACGCCGCGGAGAGCGAAGAACTGCATGAGGCCCTGCTCTGGCTGGACGGCGAGCTGCTGCGCCGAGCCCGGTTCGTCTCGTCCGGCGGTGACCCTGAGCTTCTGGAGCCGCTGGTGACTGTGCTCGAGGAGATGAACGGCGCCACCAACCGGCTACGTGGCTACTGGAAGTCGATCGACGGAAAGGGGCAGTCACCTGCACTGACGGCGCTCGCGAACCTGGCCAACATGGGACGGGAGATGAGGGTACACATCCTGCTGGCCGGCCAGAGTGTGACCGCGCGAGCCACCGGCGGGCCGGAGGGGCGGGAATCGTTCGGTGGCCGGGTGATGGGCAAGGCCACCGCGAACGCGTGGCGCATGCTGACCGGCATCCGGCCGATCCCGAAGCATGCCGGCATGCCTGGCCGCTGGCACTTGGTGGTGGGCGACAGCCTGAAGGAGTTCCAGGCGCCCTTCTGCGACATCAAGAATCAGGTGGCGCGGCTGATCGAGTGGGCGACCGGTGGAGCGCCGATCCCGGACGTGCCGGCCATGATGCTGGGTGCTGCTGCTCCCACCGAAAACCTGCGCAATGCCAGGTCAGAAGCTGTAGCAGCAGGTATAACGCTGCGCGATTTTGCGAATTCTCGCAACGTCAGTTACCAGAGTTTGATCGACTGGCGTAACCGACGGCCGGAGTTTCCCGAGCCGATCGGGGACGGCAACAACCGAGCCAAGCTGTATGAGCCAGAAGACCTGGATACGTTCATTCAGAGTCGCATCGGTTAGGCTGAAAGCTGCCCCCATGCAGCAGGAAACCCCCGGTCGGCGCGGACCGGGGGTTTCTTCATGTCCATGATCAGTTCTTTCCTTCGCGTCCCGCCTGTTGACGCCTGGCCTGTTCGAGGCGCACCTCGAGCTCCTGCCGGGTGGGTGCGTCCGTCCGGCTCAAGATTTTTCCGGCGAACCGGAAACCGGCTCCAGCAACACCGCAGCCAGCCAGCGGCGCACCGTCCGCTCGGACACGACGAAGTAGGCCGCGGACAGCTTGACCATGTCCGCGCGCGGCAGGGCGTCCGGGTCCCAGGCCGTGGCCATGAGCGCGAACTCCACCGGATAGGACACGCCGGGTGTCCGTGTCCGCCTCGGCAACGTGTCCGCGGACATGATGTCCTGGACGTACCGCTCCGCCTCGGTGGCCAACTCCTGCCCCATGTCCGTGACCGCACGGTCATGGCCGTCCGCCCAGGACATCAGGTCCGTGTCCGCGGACACGAGATCCCGCCATGACCGCGGCGTGTCCGTGGACATCTGTGTCCACTCCACCTGTCCGCGGAAGGCCGCCTCGCTGTCCGCGGACACGGGATAGCTGGAACCCATGTCCGTGGTCACCGTGGCGTCCGTGGCCATGTCCGCGCGGACATACGTGTCCGTCCACGGATTGTCCGTAGTATGTCCGCGGACATAGCTACCGGACGCAAACTCGTCCGCGGACATCGTCTTCGTGTCCGCGGACATCTTCTCCTTGAACGTGACCACGTCCGGCGCGGTCATGGCCACGCGCTGGCGGATGTCCGTGTCCGGCAGTTGTCCGCGGACACGACGGCCGGCCAGGATGAGTGCCGTGGCCATGACCGCAAGCAGGTCGATGGCCAGCGGCCATGTCGTGGCCACGTCCGCGGTCTGGCCGCGTCCGATCATGAAGTCGTGACCGTGCGTCCACGAGGCGCGCATGGCCACGCCACCGATGACCAGACAGCCGGACCAGCGCAGTACCTGCATGGGCCAGTGGGTGCCGATCCACCAGTTGGAGACGAACAGCTCCACCATCAGCACCACGATGCCGGGCGCCGCGATGGCTGTCACCAGGTCGTAGATGTCCATGGCCGGACCGCGCACGGTGGCCGTGTCCACCACGTTGTACATGATCGACAGGCCTGCGCCGACGGCCAGCGCCACGTACGCGATGCCTGCCGTCCAGAGTTTGCCGAGCTTGGTCATTTTTTCTCCTGATAGCGGGCGAACGCGATTCCGGCCAATAGGGAGAGCGCAGCCGCGGCGCACGTAACCGCGGCGCACGTCAGCCACTGCCACCAGATCATTTCTGCCTCCCCGTGTCCGCGTGGTCCGCGGCGTACTCGGTGGCGTCGTTCATGTCGTCGTACCGCTCGGACCAGGTGCATTCCCAGGAGGATGCGAAGTGCTGGACGCACGTGGCGATCACCTGGCCGTCCTCGTCGTCCTTGGTCAGCTCCACCGCGGCAATGTCACCTTGCAAAATCAGCTTTGCCATGACTCAAGTATAGCAAGCCCATCCAGGGATGCAATACCCTGGACACGCAGAAGCCCCGTACCGAGGAGAAGGCGGTACGGGGCTTCGCTATCCGATCATCGCTCGTGCCGGCGCGGCCGGAAATCGTCCAGCCTGGTGGTTGTCTCGTCGTCCGTGTTGCGATGCCTGGCCTGGTGCTCCGGCTCCGTGATCTCATCCGAGGCCGGATGCGCGCCCGACAGATGCCGCACCGGGAACATGAACGCCACACACCCCGCCGCCGTCGCCACCGCGAGCACGATCAAGAACCATGCCGTCACCGTTACGTCCGACATCTCAATCCCTCCCGGGCCAGATCCAGTGCGCGCCGTCCATCTCCAGCAGTCGACGCGCGAGCGCGCCCGGCGTCACGCACTGGTGCGCCACACCCTCCATGATCTTCTTGCCGGTCAGCGACCACGCCTGATCAGCCAGCACGGAGCAGATGGCCTCGCGGGGAAGGTAGGCGACAACCCGAGGTGCGACGTGACCGGGCGTGGGGATGATGAACGGATCGTCTTTCCGCCTGTTGATCCAGGTTTCCAGGCGTTTCGCCTTGATTCCGAAACGCCACGCGGCCAGCGCCGCGTACGACGCGAACGAGTACGGCGTCCCGATCATCGCGCGGGCGATCGCCGCGGCGTCGCTCGCCTGGCCGGGATAGTCCTCGGGGAGCCGGACGTAGGCGTACTGGTCCGTCCAGCGGTCTGCGCCGAAGATCACGTGCCGTGCCCCTGACGGCATCGCTTCGACTGCCGATCCTCCGATCAGCTTTCCCGAGTTCGGGCCACCCTCAGGAACATGAAGAACGTCCACCACCACGAACACGTGCCGGATATCCAGATCGCCCACCCGGAACCCCTCGCCCAGTAGCAACTGCCCGGCGCTCACCAACAGGCCGGCGCCGCCCCGGATGGGCCCGAAGCCTAAACAGCCTGGCGTCAAATCACTCAAGCTACTCAAGATGACTCCACGTTTTCCCCGTGATGATGTTGGAAATGGTCGGCTGCTTGACGCCATATTCTGAGGCGATCACGTACTGGCCGGCTCCTGCGGCGCAGCGAGCGCGGATCTCGCGTACCTTCTCTGCGGTTAGCTTCACCTGACCGTTGATCTCGCCGTTCGTACGCGTCGCACGCCCATGGCGGATCTTGTCTGCGATGTTCTCCTTGGCGGTAGCCCATCGCAGGTTGGTCACCGCGTTGTTCTCGGGGTTGCCGTCCCAATGTGCGCACTGATGTTTCGGCGTAGGCCGTGGTCCGGTGAAGGCCTCAAGGACGAGTTGATGGACCTTACGCATCCGCCGTGAGCCATCGGTTGAATAGATCAGGGCTTGTCGATACCCGTAAGTATCGCGACCTGGGTTCAGCGTGCGCCCGCTCGGTCCTATCAACGATCCATCGGATCCGATCTTGTAACGCTCAGCCCCGATGACCGGCCGATACTCCACTTGATTGGACATGTAGATATCTTATCATGCCTCTCCCGTCATCACCCTTGCGCAATCTTGCACAAGCGCCCGTCCACGCTCTCTGGCCGCTTCCACTTCAGCCTTCAGTCGCGCCCGGCGCGCCTTGCCACGAGCGGCCATGGCGTCCAGGTTCCGGCGTCCGCTCTTGTTCACCTTCGCGGGCCGATCCGGTTTCCAGTGCCGGCACCCCACGGTGGCCGGCACGTACTTCTCGCATGCGCCGCACGGCCTGAAACCGATCATGGCTCACCTTCCGGGTACGGCGCGGCCCGCACAGCTTGGGGGTCTGTGCGGGCCGCTTCACCATGGGGGGCGGTGTCAGATCGATGCTAGTCGTCGAACTCGTCCGCGGGAGTGCCCGGCGCGACGTACGCCGGACCAACGCCCAGTTCGAGCTTGGCTGCCCACTTCCATGCCTCGAAATCACCCTTGATCGTCTTGCCGGTCCGGGTGAGGGTGAGGCGCGCACCGACCAGGTCAGTACGCTTCTTTGCTCCGGCCTCTTTGATGGCCGACCGGATGGCCGCCTTCATGGCGCCGGACGCGAACACGCCGCGGTTGCCGTTGTCCTCATCCATCTCGCGCTGCTCGAGCTGGGCCTCGTTCAGCCGGTACTCGGTGGCCAGCACGAACACCGTGTCCATGCACGGCTTGTTCGGTCCGCCCAGGCCCATCGGCTGATCGGTCGGCTTGCCGTCGGCGCCCCAGTACTTCAGCGCGCCCTGACCACCAGCCTTGTAGAAGCGGGACTGCCGGTCCTCCGGAGCCTTGAGGATGATGCCGGCCCGGGTGGTGCCCACGTCGTGGGTCTTGTCGAACAGGCTGGGCAGCTTCTCCCCGCCGAACAGAGAGTCGTACTCCTCGATGATGTCGTCGCTCACGCCGTGATCCTTTGCTCTGCTTCGATGATCATTGTTTGGTGAGGGGCGCTGGGCATGCCTTCCCAGGAGATCGCGCGTCGTGCGGTCCGCCCCTCGTGATCATCCCGCCTGGTTCAACAGTTGGGTGATCGTGCCCCTGCCCGGACTTGCACCGGGATCTCCCGACCGATCATCGACCTGTGTGAGAAGGTCAAAAAGCCGGGTGTTCTGCTTGAACTACAGGGGCGGTCACTGCCTGTTCGGTGGACGATATGACCATACGTCCGGCGCCGTGCCCCTGTCCGGAATCGAACCGGAACCCACTGACCACAGGAAGACGGAATCGAACCGTCATGGTCGCCATCCAGGAGCGTTGCCCGGCGGAGCGATTCGCGCGCTGGTCAGTTTGATTCGCAGACCAGTTCGCTCACTCTTGCCCGAGAGCGGGACTACTCCCTGACTCTCCCGGGAGGCTCGGCCTCCGCCGGTTCGGTGCGTCAGGAGCGGCCCGGGGAATTTAACCCCGGCTGACCACCTGCCGTGGTTACCGCTCCTGCCTTACGAGATAACTATAGCAAGCCTATCTCTGCCCCGTCAACCCCTCAGTCCGGGCAGATTCCGCCTACCCGCGTGCCCTCGGTGCGCAACGCCACGATCCGCTCCGCCTCCTCGACCACCCGCGCCCCGTACTCCAGGTCCAGCTCATGTAGTTCCACGGGCCCACCCTTGCTCGGCATGTGGATCAGCAGCGCGGCAGGCTTGCCCTCGCACGGTCCGCCCGGGCGGCCACGGTACGTGCCTACACGCTGAAGCACCCACCGACCCTCGTCCGACAGCGGCCCTTCCCACACCCACGGCGCGGTGTCGTAGATCCATTGCTGGCCGGCGTGCTCCTGATACGTCCAGAACCGCTGTTGCGTCTTCAGGTCGATCGTGCCCACCTGGCCGGTACGCCGGCACAGAAAGCGGGCATCACGCTTGCCCATCACGCCGCCCGCGGCCGGGTGCCAGATGAAGCTCTCCTGGGTGCCGGGGATGAACTCGAACCCTTTGCGGTCCATCACGTCCAGAAGCTCGTGCATCTGCACCTGCATCCGCCGGTGGCCGATGACCTCGCTCGCGAAGATGTAGTGCTCCAGCACGTTGTGCCGCGCCGTGCCCTTGCGGGCGCCCTTGTCGGCGCCGACCGCGCTGCGCGCCTTCTCCGCCCAGTCGCGCAGCGCCTTGGCCTGCACGTCGGACGGCAGGTACTCGATCCCGGACGCGGCCAGTTCGTCGAACAGGAGACCGTCGTTGGCCAGCAGGCCCAGCAGGGTCATCCGCTCCAGCCAGAGCTGCAGGCGGTACTGGTCCGAGAAGGCCTTGACCAAATTCGTCGTGCGGCGCCACCCGTTGTTGACGGCAGGTGCCGGCACGCCCGGCGGGGGCGGGAAGCGGTAGCGTCTCAGCGCCTGATCGAGGCCGTACTTCGGGACCTCGGGGTCGTCGAAAAGGTCGTCGATCATGTGCGCCTCTCTGGGCATAAAAACGGGCCGGGCGACCGTCACTCCCGCGGGGTGACTCTCGGTCGTTGCCGGCCCGTACGATTTTCAGGCTACGCGGACGAAACGGAAGTGCTGTCCCTCAACGGCGAGGCTGCCCCGTGCCTGGCGCTCCCGGCGGTTCAGCTCGCACTGCTCGGCCGTCTTCGGCTTGCCGTAGTTGACGAACGAGCCGCGGTGAGTGAGCGTCTGCATCTGGAACATCTCCGTCATCATGGGAGAAGTATAGCAAGTTCGTTACTGGACCGCAAGACTCTGCCTCTCCTTGATCCTCACTACCGCCTTGTCGATCGATCGTGATGCCTCTACTCGGCGGATGAGATCGGAGACCTTCCCTGCCTTGCCGCCTGCCGGCGCATCCATGATCCGGTTCACCTCGGATTCCAGGCCCAGGCGCAGCGCGTACTGGATCATCTTGTCCGTCCAGGCGGGTTTCGCTTTGCGCCACGCTCGCGTTCGATCCGCGAGCAACGCGCCCACGTCCCCGCCTCGCTCCGCCGCCTCATCCTCCGCGAGCGAGAACGCCAGTTCCTGATCTCCCACAGTGTGCAGGCGCTGGACCCTTACGCCTCGCGTGCCGTCACCCCGTGTCAATACGTAGATGTCCGTATTCCCGTCCGGACTGTCCATCAGGAACACGTACTCCCGATCCTTGCTGATCGGCAGGAACCAATGACCGCCCTTGGTGCGCGTCCAGACCTTGCTGCGCGCGGCAACGATCGGATCGAACCGGGTGGCGTCCACCTTGCCGGTCCAGTGCCTGGCCGCGTCCTCGATGCCGCGGCCGATGTCGAACTCGTCCTCCATGGCGGTCAACGGGCCGTCCGCCTTGCGGTCGGTGAGCCGGTCGGAGAGGTCCGCGATGCTGCACAGATCGGTGGTGGCGTCGGCCAGGCTGATCAGGATGCAGTCCTGATCCTCGACCGGAATGCCGGGCACCGGGCGCAAGCCGCGGCCGGCCATCTGGATGAACAGGCTCCGGCTCTTGGTCGGCCGCCCGACGATCACGCAGGAGGTGGCCGGATCGTCGAATCCCTCGGTGAGCACCATGGCGTTACAGAGAACTTGGATGTCGCCACGACGGAAGGCGTTGATCACGCTGCGCCGCATGGCCGGCGGCATGTCGCCATGCACTACGGCAGCTTTGACGTCGATGGCCAGAAACTCCGCCTCGAGCGCCCTGGCTGATCGCACCAGCGGCATGAAGGCGATCGTCTTGCGATCCTTGGCCAGCTCCTGCCACTTCTCGACGATCTTCTCGGGAGCCATGGAGTCCATGAGTTGCCTGTCCAGCTTGTCCACTCCGGAAGCCATGACTCCTGCTCCACCGGGCATGTATTCAGGTCCGGGGCGGTCAACAGGCGTGACATCGATCATGTCTCGGACATCGATCTCCAGCCGGTACCCGATCGGCTGCACGAGGTAGCCCTTGCGGACCGCCCAGGAGATGTCGCGGGTGAACGCCACGTTCTGCCACACGCCACCCAGGCCGGCGCCGTCGCCGCGTTCCAGGGTGGCCGTGAAGCCGAGCGCCGGGGTGTAGCCGACTCGTTCCCCGCATTCGTCGCATGGATCTTCCATGCACCCGAAGTGCTGCAAGATTTCCTGGTACGACGTGGCCGCGGCGTGATGCGCCTCGTCCACGATCACCAGGCCCACATCGGTGATCCGGGCGCGCCGCTCCGGACGGGCCAGGGTCTGCACGCTGCCGACGATGATGTCCGCGTCCGTCTCGTCGCGGTCCGCCTTGACCACGCCGACGGTCCACCCATCACGCGTCACCAGCCGGACGGCGCTTTCAAGCTGGCTGACCAGTTCATCCGTGTGCACCAGGATCAAGGCGCGGCGATAGTCGGGAAGCATGGCGCCGCGCTCGTCGCGCGCAACGGTGTCCATCAGGACGGATCGATATGCGGCACCTCGGTTGTCCTGGATGAACCGCCGCGCCCGCTCCGCCAGCGTGATGGACTTGCCCGTGCCGGTGGGCAGGACGATGGCCAGGCGGGTTTCGGCCGGCTCGGTCTCGCGATGCTTGCGCTCCGCCTCAAGCGCCTGGACCTGATAATCGCGTAAAGAGATCATCTTTGCTGCCACTTCCCGGCACGTCCCGCGTGCCAATGCTTTTTTGCCGTACGTCCGTCCCGGTACCACTGACCCCATCGACAGGGGTACGGAGACCAGGGGGCACGCTCGGGAAAGTCCCGATTCAAGCGACGCGCATGCAGCCATGCGGTCAGGCGTATTCGGTGGATGACCTTCTTTCCGTGCTCCTTGGTCCATTGAGTGGATGGGGAATTGGAATTGGTCACTCCGCCACCCACCCCGGCAGCGTGTCCCCGAACTCCACGCGCACGGCGTCGCCGGCGGCGTCCAGGCCAACCCGGATCCCGCCGATCTCGCGCCAGTCGATCGGGATGTGCGCGCCGTCCCGCTCCACCGCGGTCACGTGCTCCGGGATGTAGAGCTGGTGCTCGAGGTCCGTGACCCTGTCTTCCAGTTCGCTTTTGAGCATCACTTCTCCCCGCTCGAGAACACGTTGACGAACTCGTCCACGGCCCGCCCGTCCTGGCCGCGCTTGACGGTCGCGAACGGCTCCCCGCCGTTCGGACGCACGATGCTCTTCGGGCCGCCCGGCATGCCCACCTCGATCACGTAACGGCCGGTGGTCTTGCCCATCTCCACCTCGCGCCGGGTGCGGATGACGGGGAAGAAGGCGCCGGACTTGCCGCGCAACTCGTCGCCCGCGGCGACCAGCGACCATTCGATCTCGCTCACGCCCGTGGTGGCCTGCTGCTGTTCGTACAATTCCAGTGCCGCAACTGCGGCGGTCAGCGGAGTGGCCGGCGCGTAGTCGCCGATGGCCGCACCGAGGTCCCACTTGTTCCCATGGGCAAACCTGCGCGCCGCCTCGATGACGGCGCGCTCGTGGGCGTTCACGTGACGACCTTGCCTTCTGCGCTAACTTCGGAGATGGCGAGAATGACAACCTCGCCCTTGGTGATCCCGATGGCCGCGGCGACATCTTCCCGAAGGCGAACAATGCTCTGAGGGCCGGGGAGCTTGTTGTCAGGCCGCTCGTGATAGATCGACCCGAAGCCGAACCCCGCTTGGGTGTCGTACTGGTAGCTGACCAGGAAACGGCGCATGATCCTCACTTCACCTTCCGGATGATGACGATGGAGCTGTCGGCAATGGTGGACGGAAGGTGCAGTCCGCCCGGCAGGGCGCGCAGCGCGAGCGCTAGATCGCCGGCATCCTGACCCTTCGGGAAGGTCACCGTGGTGACGACGATGGCCACGTCGTTGTTGATGTCGTGCGAGAGCTCGCTCTCGACAGTGGCCATCACGCCCGGCATCACCTGGTCCACGATCTTGCGTGCCTGCCGGGTGGCCACCGGGACGGTGAGGCCGACGTTCTGGCGCTTCGCGTTGCTCTTGACCGTTCGCATGAGAGAACTATAGCAAGCCCGTTGACGGATGGCAAGTCCGTAGCGGAAAGCTTATGGGCATGCTATAGTTGAGTCATGACAAGCCAGTACGACAATCCGAAGCTCTGGGCCCGCGTACCCGGTACGCGCGGCAAGGACTACGTGTCCGTTGCCGCGCCTGTGCCGGAGGCCTGGAAGCGCCTGCGCTACTGGCCCGGTTTCGAGGTCGGCCAGGTGCGTTACGTCAGCGGCGAGTACGAGATCCGCGGTCGGGTGTACGGCACGCGCAAGTCGTACACCGTGTGGCGTCAGGGCGCGGAACTGGATCTCTCGATCGCCAGCCGACTCAAGGACGCCAAGGCGCGCGCGGTGAAGAACGCCAACGGCGAGGACAGGATGCATGTCGCATGATCACCCTTACCCCGGAGCAGGAGAAGGCGCTCGAGGCCGTGCAGGCTTGGTACGAGGGCGCTACTCGTTTCGTGCGGCCGGCCTGGTCGAAAGACCCCTTCCGCCTGTTCGGCCCGGCCGGCACCGGCAAGACGACGCTGGCGCGGGAGATCGCCGGACGGCTCGGACTGCGCGACATGGTGTTCGGCGCCTACACCGGCAAAGCTGCCAGCGTGCTCGCCCGCAAGGGCGTGCCGGCCACCACCATCCACTCCGCCATGTACCGGCCGATGGAGAACGCGGAAACGCGCCGTAAGTGGCAGGACCTCATGGACGAGCGATCCGAGATCCTGAGTGGGCTCGTGGGTGTGGCCGAGCGTCCACGCCTGGAACTCATAGACGGACGCATTGCCGAACTCGAGGCCCAGCTCCGTCAGCCAGGTTTCGTCCTGAACCCCGAGAGTGAATGGGCGTACGCGGACCTGATCGTCCTGGATGAGGTGTCCATGGTGAACACGGACATGGCGCGCGACATCGAGAGCTTCGGCGTGCCCGTGCTGGTGCTGGGCGACCCGTTCCAGCTTCCGCCGATCGAAGGTGGCGGGTTCTATACGCGGCCCGACTACGAACCGGACGTGCTGCTGACCGAGATTCACCGGCAGGCACTGGAGTCGCCCGTGCTGCGGCTGGCCACCGAGATCCGGCTAGGTGATCGATTCTCGCGGATCGCCGCGGACGAGTGGGAGACGGCCAGTATCACGCGCGCCATGGAATTCGAGCAGGTGCTCTGCTGGCGCAACGCCACCCGCTGGAAGCTGATCGAGCGGATCCGGTCCAGGAAGGGCTACCCGGCTGGCCGAGTGGTGGCCGGGGATCGGGTCATCTGCCTGGTCAACAACAAGCGGGACCTGGGCATCCTGAACGGCCAGCAATTCGATGTGCTCGAGGTGGACGGCGCGCGGTTGCTGCTGAAGGAGTCCGGCACGGAAGCGCCGGAGCGCTGGATCCATGCCTGGCCGGACGGCTTCGCGGGGCTCGAGGGGGAGAAGTCGCTGAAGGGCCGGCGCGCCTGGCGCGGCGAGGTAGGGGCGTTCACGTTCGCGGACGCGATCACGACGCACAAGGCGCAAGGCTCGGAGTGGGACTCGGTGTACGTGGTGGACGAGACGCGGGCCATGATCGAGATGCAGGCGCGGCGGGATGGGACGGCGCGGGCCATGGAGGAGGCGCGGCGGTTTCTGTACACAGGAGTCACGAGAGCGCGGGAGAGTGTGCAGCTCGCGCGGCTGAAGACAGGTTGACGGTCAGGCATGGACTTGCTATAGTTGCCTCATGAGCGAGCCATTCATCACCGCCGAAGAGTCCACTTCACCCTTCTGGGGTGTGTGGGTGCTGCTGTCCACGCTGTGCGTGAAGCTCGCCGACGGCACGATCGTGCCGCACTCGTTCGTGATCACCACATCTAGCGGCTACCGCGCCACCCTGCCCGCGTGTGGACTGGAGCACGCGGACGGGTTCATTAACTGCACGCGCAAGATTGATGATCGGCGCCAGCATGCCGGCATGAGCGTAGATGCGTGGCTGAAGCACTGTCGGACGCATTGCCACTCGTACCACCTGCCACTTGCTCAGGATTTTCGCGACCGTGTGCAGAAGACATACGGGAAACGCCCGACCGGATGACCCCGGTCTCGTGACCAGGAGAAGTATCCTGGCAAGCCCATAGACGACAGCAGACCCCCGCTGCCCGGCGGGGGTCTGCTCATGCCCAACTACATATGGATGGAGAATCCGTGGACAACGGTACCAAGATTTCTGCGGTAATCGCATATCTTGTGGGACTTTACGGCAACAACCCCCAGGGGTTGTTGTGGATCGGCGGGCACGCGGACGGCTGGAAAGGTCGAACGTTCGCAGCGCCGGACACGGCAGCGCAATACGCCATCGAGCTGGACGAACGGGGCGGAGCCGGGGTCTATCACCGGTCGACCACCCTGGCCGTGAAGCCGGAGCGGCGCGGAGAAGCTGACGATTCAGCCGCTGTGTACTATTTCGCGCTGGACGCGGATGTCCGCGGGCCGGGGCATAAGGCGGAGAACCTCCCGGCAGGCCGGGAGGACATCGAGCGACTGATCGAGAAGGCCGGCTTTCCGGCGCCCACGTCCTGGGTGTTCTCCGGTGGTGGCTTCTACCCGCAATGGCGCTTCGCCGAGCCGATCGACGTGCATGACGCGGAGATGCGTGCCTGGGTCACCGAGTCGTTCACGCAGATCTCCGCGCACTTCCTGGCTGCGGCCGGTGAGCTGGGCTGGAAGCTGGACAATGTCCGGGACTTGGCCAGGGTGTTCAGGCTGCCGGGCACCACCAACCGCAAGACCGACGAGCACGTCATTGCGCAGTTGCTGTCCGCCGACGGCAAGGCCTGTGATCTCGGAGTGCTGGCATCACTGGCCCGGCCGAATCGCGGGGTTGTAACTCCTAGGTCGGTGCCGGCCAGCGACCCCGCGCCGACCAGCGATGATCTTTTCGACGATCCGACCGACGAACGTCGCTTCACTCCCGAGCAGGCCAAGAAGTTCGTCCGGGACGCGCGCGCGAAGCTGGGCGCCACCGAGTCCGGATTCAACGCGGCAATCAATGACTTCGCCATGACATGCGCGCACTTCCCCTGGCTGGTCACCCGAGACAAGTGCGCTCAGTTCGTCATCGACCAACTGGGCGACAAGACCGGATGGACCGAGCCGGACCGTGACGACATCGCGACGATCAACAGCGCCTACAGCGCGACGGAGGCCGGCAAGAGTTGGGTGGCGGTGGAAGCCCCGCCCGTCCAGGCCGCGAAGACGACGGACGGGGCTGGGGATGAGGGTACGCCGATCACCCTTCCACCCCCCGGCCAGCCGGTCCAGGTGGCCCGTGAGTTGATCAAGGGAATGCCGGCCACGGACGGCGCGCCACATTGGTCCTGGTGGCGGGAGGACTTCTACCGGTGGGCAGGTGCGCACTGGGAGGCCGTGGAGCCCGCGGTCATCCGGCAGTGGCTGTACCGGCAGACCGCGGACGCCTCCTACTTCACGCCGGCCAAGAAGGAGGGCGAGGCGCCGACCGTCACCCCCTGGGCGCCTACCCGTAAGAAGATTGGCGACCTCATGGAGGCGGTGGGCGAAGGGGAGCTGCAGCGCCAGGGCGACGAGGACCGAGTCATTGCCGCGGCCAACGGGGTGGTGAATCTGCGCAGCAGGGAGCTGACCGCGCACACGCCACGACTGTTCAACCTGTTCAGCCTGCCGTTCGACTACGATCCCGGCGCCACCGCGCCGATGTGGCAGGCCTTCCTGGACAGCGTCCTGCCGGGCGATCGGCAGTCGCAGGACTTCCTGGGCGAGTGGTTCGGGTATGTGCTGAGCGGACGCACCGATCAGCACAAGATCGCCGCGCTGATCGGTAAGAAGAGGTCTGGCAAAGGCACCATCGCGCGGGTCCTGGGCGCGCTCGCGGGCAAGGACAACGTTGCCGGCCTGAATCTGGGCACGCTCTCCGGCACGTTCGGGCTCGAGCCGTTCGTAGGTGCCGCCCTGGCCGTGGCGTCGGACGTGCGCTGGAAGTCACGCAACATCGGGGACGCGGTACAGATCCTGCTGGAGGTGTCCGGTGAGGACGTGGCCACGGTGAGCAGGAAGAACCGGAAGGCCTGGAAGGGCAAGCTCGGTGTGCGGTTCATGCTCATGAGCAATGACACGCCTACCTTCTCGGACCGGTCCGGCGCCCTGGTGGATCGGATGATCTACGTGTCTTTCCGGCAGTCGTTCTACGGCCGTGAGGATGTGGCGCTGACCGACAAGCTACTGAGCGAGCTGCCAGGCATCTTCAACTGGGCGCTTGACGGTCTGGAGCGGCTGTCCGGTCGTGGGCGCTTCACTCAACCGGACAGCGGTCTGCACGAGCAGGAGGCGACACGCAGGCTCGCCGATCCGGTGGGCGCTTTCCTCGAGGATTGGTGCACGCTCAGTAGTGAGGTGGAGTTCCCTCTTGACCATCTTTATCTGAAGTTCCGGAATTGGTGCGAATCGGAGGGGCGTGACAGGGATTCGACCACGAAGGAGATTTTCAGCCGAGATCTCCGGAATAAGGTGGAAGGCCTGAGTTCGCGGCGGATCAAGGAGAATGGGAAGTTCGTGACCCTTTTGAGGGGTATCGACTGTTCTGCGCTCTGAGCGTTGCAGGGTCGTTGCAGGGTCGAACCGGTACATTTCGGGGCACCCTGCAATACCCTGCAACGCCTGTTTTCCCAGGTCACCTACTATTTCTTTACTCTTATTGCAGGGTATGCAAGGTAAAACAGTACTCAGAATAGAGAGTCCCTTCGCTACTTCATGATCATTACTTTTTGCGATGTTAGAAGTGAGTAGCGTTTGACCCTGCAACACCCTGCAATCCTGCGCCCAATACTGGCCGTGAGCTGGGAAAACAGGCGTTGCAGGGTGCCGGGGACACCCTGCAACGCTATGGATGTGCTATACTTGGTTCATGGAATTACTCAACGTAGCCGACCTTCCGCAACGGGAACTGGATCTCATCACCCGTGCCGGCGCGCACTGCCTGGCCGACGAGAGCACGCCGGAGGCGGTCCGGTTCCGGCGCGGCGTGACCGACCTGGATGCCGCGCGGCTGATCCACCGGATCGAGCGCGGCGCGCTGGTCGTCCCGGCAGGCCGTGCCTGGCACATGATCGGCGGATGGGACGACATCCACCTGACTCGCATCGTGAACGAGTGCCTGCGGCTGGGGCTGGTGGAGGCGAGCGTGGCGCACACCGGGCGCGACATCGTGCGCACCACGCTGAGCGCGGCGCCCGTTCATCTGCGCGTCCGTGACATGCCGGCCTGCGCCGCCGCGGATCCGGGCACGCGGTATCGCCTGGTGGTGGATCCGCGCCTGGTGGACTGCCACGCTTGTCTTGCCCGGACCGATGCGTAATACTGGACCCATGGCAGTGATCGAGCGACCCAACGGAATCGCGCCCGTCCCCAGCGGCACCTATCGCTTCGGCGCGAAAGGTGGCCGGATGGCGCAGGCGTGGCAGTACGTGTGGAACCGCCTCGATCACACCACCTTCAAGAACGGGCAGGAGTTGGCGGACCTGGCGGCCAAGGAGTTCGGCGTCAAGCGCGCCAGCGTTGCCGAGATGCTGAGCCGGATGCGCAGCACGGGCGTACTGGAGCAGGAGCTGATCCCGGTGCCCACCACCTACTCCCGGGGCAAGGGCTACACGGCCAACCGGCCGCGCGTGCACTACCGGATCGCACAGCAGACCATCTCGCTCGAGGCCGGCTTGTACGACGTGAGCCGGAACTTTTCCGAGAAAGCCTCCTGAGATGCCCGCTACGGTCACGCTGGACTGGAACCCACCCACGGGTATGGGTCCGGAGCTTCTGAGGACGTGGCGGGCTTTTTACCGGCACATCGGGCGTGAATACAGGGTCACTCCGACGTTCTATCGGCAGATGTACCTCGCTCAGTCCGGACGGTGCTACATCTGCCGGACTGCGCGAGGCATGCACCCGGACGATCCGGCAGGCCGCGGCGGACGCCGGCTTGGCGTGGATCACAACCACCTGATCGGCAACCGGCTCGAGGCGGTACGCGGCCTGGTCTGTACGGGCAGTCTGAGCGCGAACACCTGCAACCGGCTGATCGCCCGCTATGACCATGGCCAGCTGTCGCGCGCTGTCAAACTTCTCGAGCGGCCACCGGCGCAGGAGCTGCTGTCCGCGCTGGACGGCGCGTACGACTGGACCGACAGCGAACTGACCGGATGGCTGACATGACCGGAATCGCGCTGGTCATTGGCGTGGCGGCCTGCTGCTGGCTGGCCATCGCTGTCGGTATCGGCGTCACGGTGGGCAGAATGACCAAGACCAGGGATCGGAGAGGCTGATGCAGATCACGCACTACCCGTTTCCGCCTCCCGGCGCCGCGCCCCTGCCGGCCACGGCCGAGCCGTACCCGGCTCCGCTGCTCACCTCGGACGACCCGTACGACGGCCCTACCTCCAAGCCCGCGGCCGACCTACTGAAACTGGCGCTCTCGCACGGCTGGACCGGGCGCATCACCTACGCGAACGGCTACGTCCCGCACGCGAGAACCGGCAAGCCCGGCGCGGCACCCAAGTTCAGTGAGGCGCTGCGGCTGGCGCGTGGTGACCGGCGTGCGGTGGCGGTCCGCCTGGGCGGATCATGGGGATCGATGTGGACCTGGAGCGGTACGGAGTTCTTCACCCGGCACAAGCTGCTGGACGAGTTCAGGGCGGCACTGACGTGAATAGGTGTCACAAGGCTGTGCCCTGGCATGGACGCATGGTGCCGTGCGATGCGTTGCTGGTTGATGGCAAGTGTTCCGACCCTGCTTTACACCCACGGCCTGTGGATAACCCTGTGGATAACGCCCTGACCTCCGATAGAGCCTCCGATGCCTCAGCCGAAGCTTGAGAAGCCCTGGACGCGGCGAAAGCTGATTGTCGAGCTTGCGCACTCCGACAAGAGCCAGGTGCGCCTGGCTGAGGAGTACGGCGTAACCCAGTCGTCGGTCTCCGAGTTCGCCTCCCGGCACCGCGCTGAGATCGACGTCGTGCGCGCGGACAAGGAGAACGAGTTCGCGGGCATCGCGATTGCGGACAAGGCCAACAGGCTGGCCACGTACGAGGACGTACTGCGTCGGCTGACCGGTGCGCTCGAAGATGCCGACTTGATGGACGAGAAGGTGGCTAACGCGATCGGCAAAGTGCTGCGCAACGTGGCCGAAGAGTTGGGGCACCTGCCCAACCGGGTGACGCTGGGCGGTGAGGTGGGAGTGACCACCAACTACAAGATCAACGGGGTTGAGCCGGAGAATCTGAGATGAGCCGGCTCATCCTGGCCGCGCAGCTCGCGGTGCCCATGCTCAGCATCATGATCGGATCCATGCTGATCACCATCGGCATTGGGCAGAGCCTGCGATGAGAAAGATCATCAGGGATATCCGGGACGGACTTCTCGCCGGTCTGCGCGCGCTATATCGGATAGGGCTGTGAGCTTCCATCGGCGCGCCTGGTACGCCGCAGCGGACGAGTACGGCCGGCGCCGCGCTGAACAGTACGGCCGTTACGCGAGGGCGCGCGCCGCGCTCGGCCTCTGCGCCGCGGTTGTCCTGGCGGTATTGACCATCGTCGCTGTCATGGGCGCTTTCGGCGGATAGATCAACCAGATATAATGAGCCCATGAAGAGATTTGCAGTCTCGATCCTGGGCACGCTCGTCGTGGTGCTCTCCCTGCTGGCACTGCCCTCCGCGGCGCAGGCCTCACCGTTCAACGGTGCCGGCTACTACTACGCCGGCGGCAGCCAGACGTTCTCCGGCACCGACTACGTTCAGGGCTGGGGAGGCAACGCTTACGTTGCCAAGCCGTTTGTGCCGAACACGCCCACCGGTGGCGTCTATGATCACGCGGTTACCGATCTCGTGGTGAACGAGACCACCAGCGGCATTGCCGGTAACGCCATCGAAGCGGGCATTGCGGTTAATCGGAATGTGTGGGGCGATTTCAACCCGCACCTATTCGTCTGCGCCTGGCACAACAGCGTGGACAACGGATGCTGGACCAACGGCGCCGCTCCGGGTGTCGGCGCCGCGTACATCAGCAGCGTCACGCTGTACGGCGCATCCCCGGGCACGCTGACCCCATCGCTCACCTTGTTCACGCCGACCGATTCGTCCGCGTACGACGCAGCGTTCACCAGCGGCACCACCACTCGATCGTTCTACTACGGCGGCGCGGGCTACAAGTTCGTGAGCGGTGTCGCAACCACCCCCGGCAACGTCGGCTCCTGCTAGCCTGAGATTCGCCTCCGTATCATCGCTGTCGCAAGGAAACGCCCCCGCTCACTCCTGCCGAGCGGGGGCGTTTCTGCATACTTGCCCCATGCAGGTACTCGATCATGAGGTGGAGCTGCGCGGCGCCGCGCTTGAGCTGGCCAACAGCCGCGCGAAAGAAGTGCTCATCAGCGGCGCCGCGGGCACGGGCAAGAGTCGCGCCGTCCTGGAGAAGATCCACCTGATCTGCCTGATCACACCCGGCGTGAAGGCACTCATCCTGCGCAAGACGGCGCGCAGCCTGGCCACCAGCGCGCTACGTACCTGGGAGCGCGACGTCATCCGCGAAGCGCTGATCGATCGGTCCGTCAGTTACTACGGGGGTAGCTCCCGGGAGCCGGCGCAATACCGGTACACCAATGGATCATCCGTGGTAATCGGTGGCCTGGACGACCCCATGAAAGTGATGTCCACCGAATACGATGTCGCGTTCATCCAGGAATGTACGGAGATCACGGAAGAAGACTGGGAATCCGTCAATATCCGGCTTCGCAACGGGGCGATCTCCTTCCAGCAGATCATCGGGGACTGCAACCCCTCGCACCCGACCCATTGGCTCCTGGAGCGCGCCGCGACCGGCAAGCTTGTCCACCTGGTCAGCCAGCACGAGGACAACCCTCGCTACTTCCTGCCCGACGGCACGCCCACCAAGGAGGGCGTGGACTACATCGCGCGCCTGGACTCGCTCACCGGGGTGCGCTACCTGCGGTTGCGCAAGAACATCTGGGCCGCGGCCGAAGGTGTCATCTATGAGAACTTCGATCCCGCCATCCACGTCATCGACCCGTTCCCCGTGCCGCCGTCCTGGGAGCGCATCTGGTCCGTGGACTTCGGCCACACCAATCCGTTCGTGTGGCAAGACTGGGCGCTCGATGAGGATCGACGTGCCTACCTGGTGCGCGAGATCTACATGACCGGACGGCTGGTGGAGGACCACGCCCGGCAGATCCGCTCCCTGGCCGGCCCGCGTCCGTCCGCCATCGTCTGTGATCACGACGCCGAGGACCGGGCCACCCTCGAGCGGCACCTCGGCATGGGCACCATCCCCGCCGAGAAGGCCGTAACCTCCGGGATCGATGCAGTGGCGGAGCGGCTGAAGGTGGCCGCGGACGGGCGGCCACGTTTGCAGTTCTTCCGTAACGCGCTGGTGGAGAAGGATCCGTCGCTGGTCGATCGGAAGCTGCCGACATGCACGATCGAAGAGATTCCCGGCTACGTGTGGGCACCGGAGCCACTCAGCGCCGACCGAAAAAAGGAACAGCCTGTCAAGAAGAACGATCACGGGGCCGACTGCGCACGCTATATGGTGGTCGAGATCGACTTGCATGGTCCGACCAACGTGCGCTGGGGGTAACCGATGGATCTCGCTAACGACCCCCTGCCGCTCTCTCCGGAAGACTGGGTGGCCGTGGTGAACGATGCCGTCGCCGCGACCGGTCACGGGGATGAGGTGGTCGTGGCCGTTGAGACCACCATCGACGGCTGGAAGGTGACGGTTAACCCCGTACGCAACGCCACTCCCGCGCCCGGACCGGAGTCCTCGTGACCACCATCAGCCAGGCCTGGGCGACGGCGCGCCCTCGAACTCGGCGCACGGCACGTCCGGCGCTGCTGCTTCTGGTGTCTTGGCTGGCTCGCAAGCTTCCTTCCTGGAAGCGCGCGCGTACCGCGGTCATGCAGTGGGGTGCGTTCGCGGCCATCGACACCGGCCTGTTCGGCTGGCACTGGATCGCCGGCACCGTCGGTATCGGCGTGAGCCTGCTGGTACTCGAAGCGCTGGGCGGTGATCGGTGAGGTCCCTTCTCGGCTCCCTGATCAACCGGTCGCCCGTGCCGTATACCGCGCATCGCGGACCGCACCTCATCCCCGGCAGGTTCGCTCGCGGCACGGCCATCACGCAGATGGAGGCCATGGGCGCCTCCGCCACGCTGTTCTCCGTCATCAACCGGACCAGCACGGCCACCGCCAAGCAGGACTGGCATTTGCACAGGCCGGCGCCGGGCGAGACGTGCGGTTATGGCCAGGGCACCGAGGACGAGTGCGGCGCCGTGGACGTCATGCGCGTCGAAAAGCATCCCGCGCTCGTGGTGCTGGACCGACCGAACCCGTTCTACACCCGGCAAGAGTTGTTCGAGTCCGGTCAGCAACATGTGGATCTGACCGGCGAGGGTTGGCTGGTGGTGTCCCGGATCGGCAGCATGCCGGCAGAGCTCTGGGTGGCGCGCCCGGACCGCATGATCGTTGTCACCGACCCGTCGGACTTCCTGATCGGGTACATCTACTACGGCCCGGGTGGGCAGGAAGTGCCGCTCAAGACGCGGGACGTGCTGAGCATGCGCATGCCGAACCCGATGGACCCGTACCGCGGCATGGGCGCCGTGCAGACGATCATGTCGCAGATCGCCGGCTCAGCCATGAGCGCGGAGTGGAACGCCAACTTCTACCGCAACGGCGCGCGCCCGGGCGGCATCGTCAAGTTGAGCCGGCGCATGTCTGATCCCGAGTTCGACAAGCTGATCGAGCGCTGGAATTACAACCACAAGGGCGTGGCCAACGCAGGCCGGACCGCATTCCTGGAGGACGGCGATTGGGTCGACCCCAAGCCGATGACCGTTGCCGACATGCAGTTGGTGGAGACGGCCAACCTGAACCGGGACACGATCCTGCTGGCGTTCGGTGCCAGCAAATACGACGTGGGCGTCCTCGAGGACGTCAACCGGGCGAGCGCCTCGGCCGCGGCCAACGACTTCGGGGAGCGGCTGACCGTGCCGCGCCTGGACCGTTGGGCCGGCATGCTGAACAACGACTTCCTGCCGTTGTTCGCGGGCACCGAGGGCATGGAGTTCGTCTACACCAGCCCGGTCCGGCGCGAGCGCGCGGAACAGCGCGCGGACGATCTCGCCTCGGCGCAGATCTTCCAGATCCTGGTCAGCTCCGGCGTGGCCAGCGCGGACGCCGCGGAGATCTCCGGCCTGCCTCCACTGACCATGGAGCCGAAGCCTGAACCGGTGGCCGCTCCCGCGCCGGTCGCTCCGCCGGTGGATCCGAACAATCCGCAGGAAGCGCCCAAACCCCTGCCGGAGTCCGGATGACCGTGTGGATCATTACCATCGGTGGGCGCATCAACAGCGTATGGGCCGATGAAGACGCGGCAGACAGACATGTCGCGCGCCTGATCGAGGTGAACGGGGACCAGATCACTCCGGTAGTCGTGGGCCTTGAGGTACGCGAATGACCATCGGCGCGCCCCGGCAGAACGGGGACTGGGGACAGCCCGAGATGGCGCAGCGCTGGGTAGTCAAAGCGCACATAGACGACAACACGTGCGAACCATGTCAGGAGAACAACGGCAAGCTGTACCGCAACCGCGCCGACGCGTACGCCGATTACCCGAACGGTCATGGATACGTAAAGTGCGTTGGTACAGAATATGGCAACGATTGTCGTTGTCGCGTGGTCAAGCGCGGCAAGGCCGGCAGAGGCGGGAGCAACGTGAAGCGTGATCTTGCCTCACTGATTGCAAAGGCGCAGGCCCTCACGGCCGGCGCAAGCGCACGCAACCTGGTGGCCATGCGCCCCGACGACGCACCCCCGTTCGCGGCCATGCAGGACTTCCGCGCCGACGGCAACACGCTGTACCTGTATGACGCCATCGGCGGATGGGACGGCACCCGGGCCATCGACGTCGCGCAGGCCCTGGCCGGCATGACTGGCCCGGTTGACATGCACATCAACTCACCCGGCGGGATCATCTTCGAGGGCGCGGCCATGTACAACGCCATCCGCGCCTACACCGGTGGGCCGATCACCGCATGGATCGACGGCTATGCCGCGTCCGCGGCATCGTTCGTCGCTCTGGCCGCATCCCCGTACGACGCCACCGCGGATACCGGTGGCGTCCGGATCGCGGACAACGGCTTCATGATGGTGCACGACGGCATGGGCCTGGCCATGGGCACCGCGGACGACATGCGCGACGTGGCTGACCTGCTGGACATGCTGTCCGACTCGATCGCGCAGATCTACGCCAACCGGGCCGGCGGCACCGCAGCGGACTGGCGCGACGTCATGCGCGACGGGGATACCTGGTACTCCGCGCAGGCCGCGCTGGACGCGAAACTCGTAGACCTGGTGGTGGGCGAACAGCCCGAGCCGGCCATTGAAGAGAGCGCCGCGGCCAATCTGCTGGACATCAGTATGTTCACGGTCACCCCATCGACCACTGCCGGCATCACCGCGGCAGCACCGGCCAACACCGAACCCGCTACCACCTTCGATTTCGAGGGGTTGCGCAACGCCCTGAAAGGAGCGTTCAGCCAATGACGGCACCCACCGCACAGCCGGTTACCCCCTCGGAGTGGGAGGAGTTCCTGAACACCGCCCTGGAGACGCCGGAGAAGTTCGCCGCACTCGCCGCGGACGGCACCTTCCGCGCCATGCTGGACGGCTACACCAACGCGTATCGCGACCAGGTCAACTCCACCATGAAGGACCTCAAGGGTCAGCTCACCGATCAGGTGAGCGCTTCGGTCCTGGAGATGTTCAAGCGCAACGGCACGTCCACCGACGGCCGGCCCGATGTTCGCCCGACCGACATCAAGGCGCAGCGCGCCGGTACCGCGTACAACAAGCTCGCCCCTGGAGCGAACCCCGAGCTGGGCAAGATCTGGGAGAACTCCGGCCAGATGCTTCAGGACTTCCTGTTCAAGAAGCAGGGCAAGGACAACGGCGAGGTCCGCGCCCGGCTGGACAAGTACGAGGAGTTCGTCAACGCGTACGGACCGAACGTGCCGGCGGAGGGTGGCTACCTGATCCCCGAAGAGGTCCGCGCGGACATCATGACCCGCGCGCTCGAAGGTGCCGTCGTCCGTCCGCAGGCCACCGTCGTCCCGCTGAACACAGGCAAGATGAAGTGGCCCGTCAATGACATGACCACCGAGGTCGGCGAGGTCTACGGTGGCATCCAGTTCGCCTGGCTGGACGCGGGCGAGACGTTCACCGAGACGTCCGGCACGTTCGGCATGCTGTCTCTGGAGCAGCACAAGCTGGGCGGTCTCGCGTCCATCCCGAACGAGGTCACCCGGTTCATCCCCGCGCTCGAGACGTGGATCCGCGACAAGATGCCGCAAGGCATTCGCGAGTTCGAGGACCGCGCGTTCATGAGCGGTGACGGCGTCGGCAAGCCACTGGGCGGTCTGCACGCCAACAACCCCGCACTGATCTCGGTGTCCGGCGAGTCCGGTCAGCCGGTTGCGACGATCACCTGGGTCAACATCCTGGCCATGTACGCCCGGATGCTTCCCGAGTCGTACGCGAGTGCGGAGTGGGACATCACTCCGGACGCCCTGCCGGAGATCTTCTCCATGGCGCTCCCGGTCGGTACCGGTGGCTCGGCGGTCATGTTCGGCGAGGGTGCCGGCCCGGGCCGACTGCCCATGACCATGCTCGGCCTGCCGATCCGCTGGACCCGCAAGGCTCCGGCTGTGCTCGGCACCCAGGGTGACGTCTCGCTGGTGGACTGGAAGCAGTACACCATCGGCGATGCGCTGGCCATCCAGTTCGATACCTCGGAGCACTCTTCGTTCCGGTCGGACAAGACGGACTTCCGCATCCTGGAGCACGTGGACGGTCAGCCGTCGCTGCTGTCCGCGCTTACTCCGCAGAACAACGGGCCCACCCTGTCCAGCTTCATCCAGCTCGCCACGCGTACTGGATCCTGATTTCCGCGCCGGGCGAATCCCCGTTCCCCGGCGCGGGCCCACCACCTAAGTCCGCACGTGGCCAATCCTGGCCGGCGCCGGACCTAACTCCCGGAAGGGGAGAGGCAACACATGGACGCACTCGGTAATCTCTTCGATGTCGGTATCGGCTGGTCGCCCGTCGATCTCGACACCGCGAACGGCGCGACCGGCAAGCGCGTGAACATGAGCATGCATGAGCAGGTGACCTTCCTGGTCGTCCTGGCTGCGGGCGCCACCACGGACGCCACGCTCACGCTCAAGCAGCACACCGCCTATACCGGTGGCACCAGCAACAACCTCGCCTCGGCCACGGTGAGTACGTCGACCGGCATCACGTACTGGCACATCAAGTCCGAGGCCACGCTGGACAACGATGAGGCCTGGACCAAGGTCACCCAGTCGGAGGCGGCCACCATCGCGCTCACCGGCACCACCTACGGCGACAAGGAGACGATCCTTGCGCTCGAGGTGCACCGCGCCCAGCTCGGTGACACGTACACCCACATCAGCCTGGACCACGCGGCCACGCTCGGCGCGGCCAAGCTGGGTACCTGCCTGATCATCCCGTCCGGGCTGCGGTACCGGCGCAAGCCTGCCTCGCTCGGCAACCTCCTGCGGCCCGGGGCGGCGAACGCATGACCGTCGTCAACGATGGGGATGCCTTCCGCAAGAGCGTCCTCGGCAACGTCGCCACCAAGGCGTACACCCCGCTGGTGGTGGAGACCAAGACGCTGTTCACGGTGTCCGGCCTCTGCCTCATCACCGCCATTGTCGGCAAGGTGACTACGGCCATCACGGTGGCCAACACGGTGAAGCTTCAGGCCAACCCGACCACGGGTGTCACGCAGGACCTGTGCGCGGCCACCGACATCGGTACCACCGACACGCCGGCGGGCAACCTGCTGACCGTGGCCGGCGCCGCGGCCACCGCGCCCGTCAACGGCATCGGCGCGGCGCCGATGTTTGCAACGGCCGCGGGCATCCTGATTGCCGCGGGCACTATCGAGCAGGTCACCGCGACCGGCGCCGATGGTGGCATCACGTGGTTCGTAACGTATGTGCCGATCGAGTCCAACGCCACGATCGTCGCAGCGTGACAGTCCGGCTCGCAGGGTATTCGAGGGGGAGACCCTGCGGGCCGGACATCGAAGGAGTACACCATGGAAATGACGCAGCAGGACTACACCGAGCGCGCCGCGCGGATCGACGATGGCACCGCCACCGACGATGACCGGCGCCTGGTGGAGCTGTACGAGCGTGAAGGTTTCGCCCGCGACGGTGAGGCCGTCGTCGGCAAGCTGGTCGCCACCGGTGAGGCCGAAGTTATCAAAGCGGAGCCGGCCAAGAAGGCCGCGCGTCCGCGCGCCAAGAAGGACGACGCATGACCGCAGGACTTGCCGCCGTCAACCTGGCTAATAAGTGGCTGGACATGTTGGCCGCTACCGCGTTCTCCGCGCCGGCCAACACATACGTCAAGGCGCACACGGGTGATCCGGGTAGTGCCGGCACGGCCAATGCCAGCGCGGAGACCACGCGCAAGCTACTGACCTGGTCAGCGGCCAGCGCGGGCAGCAAGGCGATCACTGCCACGCTGCCGTCATGGACGCCGTGGGCCGTGGGCACCGAGACGATCACCCATATCAGCGTGTGGGACGCGTCCACGTCCGGCAACTTCCTGTACTCGTTCGCGCTGACCGCATCGAAGACGGTGAGCAACGGCGACACGCTCAACCTGACCAGCCACACGATCGCGTTCACGCCGATAGCGGCGTAGCCATGAGCGCCCGCGGGGTGATCAGGTGACCGTCCTCGATCGCAACTCCGGCACTTTCAACACCGCCACCTCGATCTCGGTCACCCGATCGTCGGGCAACTTCGGCACCGGCACGACCATCGTCGTGATGGTGCTAGGTAACACCATCGTCAGCTCGGGCACCATGACCGCTCGTGGCAGCAGCGTTGTCGACCTTGGTATCTATGTCTGGGACAAGGTGGGTGCCGGCGAGTCGTCGATCTCGCTGTCAGGTTCGCCGGCCGGCTCCGGTGAATGGTTCTGCTGGGAGCTGTCCGCAGGATCCGCGTTCGATGTCGTGTCGGCCACGCAGTCCGCGGTATCTGCCCCGAACTTCACCACCGGAACCATCACGCCGGCATCCGGCGCGCGGCACCTGCTGGCCGTGGCCGGTGGTGTCGGCTCAGGTGCCGCGCGAACCGTGGACTCGTTCGACAGCTCCTTCGCCATCACGCTGACCTCAGCCCAGGTGACCGCCCAGGACTGGCCGTTCGCGGCCGGCGCCGAGCTGGACGTGACCGCGAACGGCTCCACCGGCTACTCCACCACGGCCACCTTCTCCGGCTTCAGCCTGAACGCCCGTGGCGGCATCATCGGCGCCTGGTCTACCGGCGGCGGATCCACCCTCAACGGCGCCGGAGACAGCACGGTCACGGCCACGCGGACAGGCGCCGCGTCTGTCGATCACGTCATCGACGGCGCATCCACGGTCACGACCACGGCCATCGGCGCGGCCACGGTCGCACCGGGCGGACAGGGTGCGGCCACGACGTCCGCGGCCATCACCGGCGCGGCCACGGTCACCGCTGCAGCGGCCGGCAACCTGGCTGTGTCCGCGGCCATCACCGGCGCGGCCGAGCCGGATGTGGTCGTCGCACCCCCCGCCGGCAACAACTGGGGCAGCCTGCTGTCCATCTACCGGCAGAACGTGACGGACGCGGTCATCTTCCTGACCACGCCGATTACGATCTGCCCGAACCATGCCTATCCGCTCGATCCTGGGCGTACGCCGGGCACGCTGCACTGCACGTTCGGCGGGGAGTTCTTCGATCTCTACGGCAATCCGACGTTCATCCAGTAGGATCGCGCCAACATCAAAATAGGCATGACCTCGCAGAAAGCAGCCGAGGATGACGGGCATCGCGTATTGCACGCGTGAGCAGGTGCAGACCGCCTTGGACCAGGCGGACACCTTCCGCACCAACACGCGCATCGATGCCGCCATCCAGGCCGGCGCGCGGCAGGTGGAAGCGGTCACCCATCGGCGCTTCTACCCCACCACGTGCACCCGGTACCCCGAGCTGCGTATGGTCACCGGGCCCGTTCTCTGGCTGGACCTGGATTACCTCGAGATGATCTCGGTGTCCTCGTTCACGGTGGACGGAACCGAGTTGACCGAGGGCACCGACTTCTTTCTGCGCCCGGACGACGGTCCGCCGTTCACCTCGCTGAAGCTGATCAACACGTCGTCGACCGGCTTCTTCACCTCCGACGATCGCGGCATGGCACTGACTGGAGAGCAGGGCGCATCGGCCACCACGCGCGCCGCGGGTTCCCTGGCCGGTTCGATCGGCAGCACCGACCTCACCTTGACGGTTTCTGACTCGTCGCTGATAGGTGTGGGGGACCTGCTCACCATCGGGTCCGAGCGCCTGAACGTGACCGGCAAGAGTTTCACCACCAGTGTCACCACACTGGGCGCGGACGTAGCGGCCGGCGCGGCCACCCGGGCGGTCACGGTAGCGGACGGCACCTTGCTGCACATCGGTGAGGCGATCCAGGTCGGTACCGAGCGGATGTTCATCGAGAACATTGCCGGCAATGTGCTGACCGTGCGGCGCGCCGAGTCGGGCAGCCAGTTGGCAGCACACACCGCCGCGGACACGGTGTATGCGGCCAGGGCGTGCGTGGTGGAGCGTGGCGTCACAGGGTCGACCGCGGCCAGTCACACCGACGGCGCCACCATCACCGCGAACGATCCGCCTGCGCTGGTCAATGAGTCCAATCTCGCCTATGCGCTGGTGAACCTTGAGCAGTCCAAGGCCGCGTACGGTCGCGTGGTCGGTTCCGGCGACAATGCGCGCGAGTCGTCCGGGCGCGGCCTGGCGCAGATTGTGGACGACTTGATCGCGCAGCACGGGCGCTTGCGGTCTGGTGCGGCGTGACGGGGGACAGCGTGGTCAGGACACTGATGATCCTGTTTGTGATCGCCATCAGCCCGTTGATCCTGGCTATGGCCATCTTCGTCGGCTACCTCTGGTGGGGGGTGCTGGCCAATGGCTGAGGTCCGCGGCACGTTCTTTTCCCCGGGTGAGCAGTACGTGGTGAAGGCGTATCTGCACAAGGCCCAGGACAAGATCGCCAATGAGGTGGAGCGGCGCGTTCACCTGCTGCAACGGCAGTACTTCAAGCAGCCTACCGGCTACTACGAGCGGCACATCGTCAACCGGGACATGGGCTATCAGCACGTCATCCACGACTCCGGCGTGGTGTACGGCCCGTGGCTGGAAGGTGTCGGCTCTCGCAACTTCCCGCACACCCGGTTCAAGGGCTACTCGATCATGCGCAAGACGACGCGCGCCGTTCAGGACCGGGCCGAGGCCATCGCCGCGCCGATCATCCGTGAGCTGTGCGAGGCGCTGAACTCATGAGCATCGACATGCAAGAGATCACTAATGCGTTGATGTCACATGCTCAACTGACCGGATACTTCGACAAGGTCAACAGCGCCGAGCCGAAGAGTCCTCCCGCCAACGGGATGACCTGTTCCATCTGGGCGCAGAGCATCGGACCGCTGGTGAACGAGTCCGGACTGAGCTCCACCAGCGCCTATCTGGTCATGCAGGTGCGCGTGTACCGGAACATGCTCAGCGCTACGCCGGATGAGGCGGATCAGATCGATCCGGACATGCTGACCGCGGTGGACCGGTTGCTGGCCTCGTTCAGCGGGGAGTTCACCCTGGCCGGTCTGGTGGAAGCCATCGACCTGCTGGGCATCGGCGGGGAGACGTTGCGCGCCGAGGCCGGCTACATCCAGATCGGTGGGCAGGGTTCCGGCATGTACCGGATCATGACCATCACGGTACCCATGATCATCCCCGACGCCTGGGAGCAGGTTGCATGAGCAAGAGCACGGGCCTGGGGGATCGACTCTCCGTCGGCGGATACGACCTCGGCGGAGACATCGGCAGTCTTCAGCAAATCGGCGGAGGACCTGCCGCGCTGGACCTGACCGACATCACGCAGAGCGCCTACGAGCGGCAAGGCGGTGAGCGTAACGGCAGCATGCAGTTCGCCTCCTACTTCAACAAAGCCACCGGGCGTGCCTTCCCCGTCCTGAAGGCGTTGCCCACCACGGACACGATCGCGATGTACGGGCGCGGCGCAGCCATCGGCTCGCCCGGCGCGGCCTGCTACGGCCTCCAGATCGACTACAACCCGACGCGCGCCCAGGACGGATCGCTCTCCTTCACCACTGCCGTCCAGTCCGACGGCTACGGCCTCGAATGGGGTGACCAGCTCACGGCGTGGATGCGCACGGACACGACGGCCACCAACGGATCAAGCCTGGACGGCGCCGCGTCCAGCTCCTTCGGCGCACAGTTCTACCTGGCGGCCAACACCGTGGTGGGCACCAGCGTGACCGTGAAGATCCAGGACTCCGCGGACAACTCGTCCTGGGCGGACCTGTCCGGCGCCGCGTTCACCGCGGTCCTGGCCGGCACGGTCAGCGCCCAGCGGATCGCGGCCACCGGTACCGTGCGCCGCTATCTGCGCGCGGTCAGTTCCGGCACCTTCTCCGCGGCCACGTTCGCCGTGATCGCTTGCCGCAACGCGACGACAACGGCCTTCTGATGTGGCTCATCTATGTTGCCGGAGGCGCGGTGCTCGGCGTGGCCGGCGCGTTCGCCTGGCTGATCTGGTATTTCCGGGACGTGATGCACTGATGATCGAACCTTTCCGCATCGCGCCGACCATGCCGCCGCAGATGTACAAGACGCACACCTTGGCGCAGCCGTTGCGCACCCATTGGCGCCGCGCGACGTGCGCCGAGGTGGACTGTCCGCGGTACCTCAACGGCTGGAAGTCCGTCCTGGACATGACCGGCCAGGACGGGCAGAACGCCGCGGCGTGGATCCGCAGCATGTCCGGGCTGCACTTCACCGAGAGCGCGACCGGCCCGAGCGAGCTCACCTTCCTGTTCCCTGCCGGCCAGATGTGCGCGCGCGCCGATCGGCATCGGCTCCCGCTCGGCCGGGATCCGCTCATGCTGGTCCGAGGCGGGGACCATCGCGGCAACCCGTCCGGGCTCAAGCACCTGTTCGGCCGCGCCGAGGACTGGCGCGACGATCTGGGCGAGCACCTGGACGTGCTGCGCGAACAGAAGCAGAGGGGTTGATCAGTGGTTAGCGGCGTGTTGTTGTGCAGCCCGGCGGGCGATCCATCCGCCAGGGTCGCGCCGTCGCGCGTTCTGTTCCTTGACGGTCAACCATCGGCAGTTGCCCGGCTCGTATCCCTTTTCCGGATCGATGCGGTCGATGCTGTATTCCTTGCTTGGTCGCTCGCCCATGTCCGCAAGGAACAGGGTGAAGTCGGACCAGCGCTCGCAGACCTTGATCCCTCTTGCGCCGTAGCGCTTGTACGACGCATTACGTGGATCCTCGCAGCGCTCATGCATCGACTTCCACGACTTCCATGTAGGCGTAGTGGACCATCCGTGCTTGTAGCTGGACGCGCGTTCACCGGAGTACTGGGCCAACTTGGCGCGCGTCTCCTCGGAGACGGACTGTCCGCGGCGTGCGCCGTTGTGGCCAGAGACGAACTTGCTTACGCGCTGTCGCCTCTCGTCTATTGCGGCGAATTCCCCGCACCCGCAGGCGCACAACTGCGGCACCAACGCTGGACGCCCCTTGATCCCGCGCTTGCTTTCGGAGATCTTCTTGCGCGTCTCTTCGGTGTGCTTCTTCCCCTGCATCGTCATGGTCTTAGTCTACAGGCATCGGATGGAAACTGCGAGTCTTTGCAGGTAAATCCACATACCGAAGGAAGTGAGTAGGATTTCTAAGGAAACCGGCATTGGCTGGAGCACGTTCAGCGTTGACGATTCGGGCGGAAGCGTCTGCGACATCAAGAACGACACCACCCAGTTGGCCATCACCACGCCGCGCGGCGTCCAGGATGTGACCGGCCTGGACAAGAGCGCCTATGAGCGCCTGCTTCTGCTGGCCGACGGCACCGTCAATCCGCAGGGCGTGTTCAACGACGCGGCCAGCAAGAGCCACGCGGTGTTCAAGACGGTGCCCTCCACCAGCGTGCTGCGCACCGTCAGCATCGGCGTGTCCGGCCAGACCCTGGCCATGGAGATGCTGTTCACCGATTTTCAGTACACCCGCGCTCAGGGCGGCGAGCTCACCTGGACGGCGCCCGGCGTGGTTGCCGACGGCAACGTCCCTACCTGGAGCTGACCGGGTGAAGCTACCTAGTCGCGTGCTGGTCCTTCAGTTCGAAGATCCAGACTACGCCGGCCTCGAAGTCAAGGCGCGCTCGGTGTCGCTGGGCGTGCTGCTGGATCTCGAGGACGAAACCAGCGCCATGCGGCAAGGATCCGGGACTGCGCACACGCGTGGCTTGCTCAGCCTGTTCACGGACAAGCTGATCTCCTGGAATCTCGAGGACGACGACGACAAGCCGATCCCCACCACGCTCGAGGGCATCCTCTCGCTGGAGATCGACCACGCGTACCCCATCGTCCTGGCCTGGGTGGACGCCATGCTGTCGGTCACGGCGAGCACGGGAAAAGCCTCGAGCTCTGGGCCGCCGTCGGCCCCGCCGAACTTCCCGATGGAAGCACTCTGAGCAAACCCGAAGAACTCGCCACGGCGGAACTGGTCATCGGACTGGCGGACCGGTGGCACAAGTTGCCGGAAGAGATCCTGGCCATGGACGCCGGCGCCATCCGGTACCTGGAGATCCTGAGGCTCGGAAGGAGGGACGACGTAGATGCCGAATGAAGTAATCATCCGAGTCCGGGCGATCAACGACACCAAGGTCGTCTTCGACAAGATCCGAGCTGAGGCCAGGGATCTGGGCGAGACCGTCGCCATCAACATCAACGAACATGTCACCCAGCGACTCGAGCGCGACGCGCAGGCCGCGACCGGCAGCAACGGCGGCTACGCGCGCACCGGTGACCTGATCGGCGAAACCATCGGCAAGCGTGTTGCCGAACGCATCACCGAGCACATCAATGTCAACATCGACGAGAAACTCCGCGAAACCATGCACAACAGCGGGCGTGGCAACGACAACGGGCGCGAGAAGGTCAATGTCGACGTGCATGACCGCGAGAAGGTCACCGTCGATGTCAACGTCGACAAGAAGTCCTTCTTCCAGCAGATCTCCTCTCTCGGCGCCGACATCAAGGACAAGGTGTCCGGGTTCTTCAGCGGGGGCATCGCGGACGGCATGAGGTCGGTATTCGGTAGCGACGTCTTCTCGATGATCATCAAGGGTGGCCTGGTCGCGCTGGGCGGCACGGTGCTGGCTCCGATCCTGGGCGCCACCATCACCTCCGGCATCCTGGTGGCGCTGGGCGGCGGAGCGATCGGCCTGGGCATCGCCGCGTCGATGAAGAGTTACAGCGTCAAGAGCGCGTTCGGTGAGCTCAAGAAGGAGGTCACCGGACTCTTCGGCGCATCGGGCACGGGGACAGGCAAGAAGAAGACCGAGGACACCTTCGGCTCTTTCGGCTCCTACTTCACCGGGCCGGTCCGGGACTTCATCGGCATGCTGACCAGGCTGCTGGAAGGGCTCAAACCCACCATCAACGAGATCGGCAGGGCGTTCGGGCCGGTCACGGACTCGCTGGCGCACGGCATCATCGGCTTCTTGCAGAACGCGCTACCGGGTGTCCTGCGCGCCATCAAGTCTGCCGAGCCGCTGATCAAGACGCTGGCGGACAACATGCCGGCCATCGGCGACGCAATCGGCCGATTCTTCGATCACATCAGGAAGGGCGCGCCGAACGCCAACGTGTTCTTCGATGACCTGTTGCACATCCTTCCCTTGATCATCAGGGCGCTCGGTATCCTCATCCAGGCGTTCACGACCATGTACCGGATCTTCCGGGACGGATTCCTGGACCTGATGGCCATCGCGGCCGACTGGGCGGTGGCCGTCACCTCCTCCGCGCGCATCGCATTCGGCTGGGTTCCCGGACTGGGGCCGAAGCTGGATGCCGCGGCGCGCAAGGCAGCGGACTTCAAGAAGAGCGTGAACAAGCAGTTGGACGGCATCCACGACGTGGACGTATCCGTGAAGATCCGGGTGGCCGGCATGGGCGTCGTGTCCGCAGCCCTGGACGCCTTCCACGCACTGGGCCTGAAGCCGAGCGCACACGCGCATGGCGGCATCATCGGCGCGGCAGCCACCGGAGGCGCGCGCGGTGGCATGACCCTGGTGGGTGAGCGCGGGCCCGAGCTGATCAACGCGGCGCCGGGCTCCCAGGTCTACTCCAACGCGGACTCGGCCAGGATGCTCGGCGGTGGAGGCGGGGGCGGGGGGAGCATGGTCATCAACCTGGTGGTGGACGGCATGGTCATTGCACGCGCCATGGCGGACCCGATGCGCAAGATGGTGCTCAATCAGTACGGCGGGGATGTTCAATCCGCCTACGGGCGGTAGACCATGGCCTTCCCGCAAAGCGTGCTACCGATCAAGCAGGAGCTGTTGATCGATGGCACCTGGACGGACATCACCGCCAAGACCCGCAATGATGCCGATGTGAACATCACCCGCGGGTTCTCCGGCCAGCAAGGCGCGCTGGCGCCGGGCAACGCGGCATTCACGGTGAACAACCGCGATTTTTTCTTCTCCAACCGCAGCCCGTCATCGGTGAACTACAAGAAGATTGGTCGCAACACGCAGTACCGGTGCTCGATCACCGAGACCACGCCCTGGCTCTTCCTGGCCGACTACTCCGACAGTGCCGGCAACTATGACGGCGCCAGGGCAGGCACCACGGACAAGGCCGTCCTGGACATCACCGGCGACATCGACATCCGGGTGGATTGCCGTCCGGACAACTGGCGCGGTGGCCACGGCATGGCGCTGGCCAGCAAGTACAACACTGCCACCGCGGACCGGTCCTGGCTGTTCTGGATTGACCGCATGGGCTATCTGCGGTTGCGCTGGACCACCAGCGGCGCCGCGGGTACCGCGGTCGACATCAGCTCCACCGCGGTAGTGAGCGCGCTACGCCGGCAGGCGCTGCGCGTGACCCTGGACGTCAACAACGGATCCGGTGGCTACACGGCCACCTTCTACACCTCCGACACCAGCGCAGGCTCCTGGACGCAGCTGGGCTCCACGGTGATCGGCGGATCCACCACCTCCATCTACGCGAGTACGGCGCCGCTGCACGTCGGCACCATCAGCCTGTCCAGCTCGAGCACGGGCACCTACGACCGGGACGAATTCGGCATCGGCTCGGAGGTGATCGCCCCGTTTACCGGGCGCATCTACCGCGCGCAGGTGTACTCCGGCATCGCCGGCACCCTGGTGGCCGACATGAACGCCGGCGCGCTGGCCGCGGGCACCACCTCCTGGTCCGACGGCCTGAGCACGCCGAATACCTGGACGTTGAGCGCGAGCGCGGCGATCACCGCGCAGAACTACCGGTTCTGGGGCGAGCTGGGCGATCTGCCTCAGCAGTGGGATGTGTCCGGCACCGACATCTTCGGGCAGATGAGTCCGTACGACATCCTCAGCCGGCTTCAGCAGGGCGCGAGGTCGCTGCGCTCCAGCGTGTACCGCAACATCATCCGGTTCGAGAGCACCACCACCGGAACCTCCGGCACGCTGGACGGCTACTGGCCGATGGAGAACGGCACCCAGGCCACCACGCCCAGCCCTGCCGTCGGCCAGAACGGCTTCATGACGGACGGCACCTTCTCCACCGACACCGACTTTCCCGGTACGGCGGGAGTGCTTTCCTTCTCCGCCGACACCGGCACGGCGAGCGGGACCAACCTGTCCGCCGCGGTGACCTCCAATACCGGAGTGGTCACCGTGCTGTTCTACTTCCGGGCGCCGTCGGTGCCGGCGGCCAGCCGGACCATCATGAATTTCTACCTGCTGGGCGGAACTTCGGCGATCGTAACGCTGAAGGTCACGGCCACCACGTACGACATGGTGGTAGCCGACAGCACCGGAGTCTCCCTGCTGTCCACGTCCGCCGGGTTCGGCACCGGAGGTGAGCCGGACCAGCCGTTGGCCATGCGCGTTATGTTCACGCAGAACGGCGGTAACGTCGACTACGAGTGGGCCTGGTACCCGATCGGCGCGGCCACGCTGTTCGGGGTGAGCGGCAGTTACGCCGGCACGATCGGCAGGACGCGTTCCTGGCTGTCTCCGGCGTTCACCACCAAAGCGGGGTGGTGGATCGCGCACGTCGCGACCACGCGGGAAGACATCGACTGGGAAGGCCACCAGTTCATCGGCTCCACCAACGCGTACGTGGACGAACGCGCGGAGCAGCGGTTCGTACGGCTGTGCCAGGAGCAGGCCGTCCCGTACTGGGTGGTGGGCAGGGTTTACAACAGCGTGCTGGACTCGGACGTGGGGGAGCTCTGCGGACCGCAGACACCGCAGACCTTCGTCGCGTTGATCACCGAGTGCGCCACGCTGGACCGCGGACTCATCTACGCGCCGCGCGACAAGTTCGGGCTGACCTTCCGGCTGCACAACTCCCTGATCAACCGGGAGTGCGTGGAGCTGGACTATGCGCAGAACCATCTGTCCGCGCCGTTGCTGCCCCGTGACGATCTCTTCCTGGCTCGTAACGACGTGACGGTCTCCAACGCCACCGGTGGATCCGCGCGGTACGTGAAGGCCAGCGGCAGCCTGAACGTCAATGAGCCTGCCGACGATCCGGACGGTATCGGCACCTTCGATCCCGGCCCGATCACCCGGATAGCCAGCGACGACGCCCGGCTGCCCACGCTCGCGCAGGAGGAAGTGTTCTACGGGACGTGGGACGAACTGCGCTACCCGTCCGTGACGGTGCGCCGGGAGCGTTCGGTGATCGTGGCCGGCGCGCTGCTGGACGCGGACATCCTGGACGCGGATCTCGGTGATGCGCTGCGCCTGGTGAACCTGCCGGCGCAGTTGCCACCGGATGATGTCGAGTTGCTGGCGATCGGCTACGCGGAGAACTTGCAGAACCGCGGGCACGGCATCACCTGGAACACGCAACCGTACGGGCCGTACCGCTACCTGAACGACCTGTCCGCCTCCACCCTGGCGCGTGCTCGCCTGGCCGCGTCGAATTCGACCCTGGCCGCGAACATCACCAACAGCGCCACCTCGTTCACGGTCACCACCAGCACGGGCCTGCTCTGGGCCACCGGCTCCAGCGCGCCGACATTCCCGATACCGGCCACGGTGGGCGGCGAAGAGATCAGCATCGGCTCAATCTCCAGCTCCACCAGCCCGCAGACGTTCTCCTCCGTGACAAGATCGGTAAACGGAGTGGTCAAGGCGCATACCACCGGGGACGAGATTCAGGTACGGGACGTGTTCTACCTGGGAAGGGACAACGGCTGAGATGACACGCCTGTATCCGAGTCCGAACCTGGCCGTCGGAGTCCTGGTGACCGCCGACCTGATCGATTCCATGTTGCCGCTGTACGCGCGTAAGAGCGCAAGCGAGGCAGCGCCCACCTCGAATACCACCTTGCAGGACGATGACGAGTTGTTCGTGCCCGTGGAGGCGAACGCTTCCTATTTCGTGGACGGCTACCTGCGCTACGTGGCAGCCAGCGCGACCCCCGACCTCAAGCTGAACTACACCTACCCGTCAGGGGCATCGTTCGCGCGCTCCGACTGGGGTGTCCCGACCACCACGACCACCGTCGCGGACTCCATCGACACGAGACTTGCATCGACGGGAGACAGCCTGCGCGGTGGAGACGCGAACCCACGATCAATTTTCATGAAAGGTGAGCTGGTGGTGAGTTCCACCTCAGGCACTTTTCGAGTGCAATTCGCCCAGAACACGTCATCTGTCGACTCGGTAACCATGCTGTCCAGCAGCCGCATTGTCCTGACGAGGTACGCATGACCATCTTCGGTTCGGACATCTCGCAATTTAGACATCCGACGCGTGTCCATTATGATAATCCCATGGACCTTCACGCAAACATTGACCAACGTGGCCCCGACGAGTGTTGGCCCTGGTTGCGGGCAAAAGTTGTGGGCTACGGATCCGTCCGTCACCAGGGGCGGACGGCACTGGTGCATCGGCTGATCTATGCGGAAACCTACGGCGAGATGCCGCCCGGACTGGTGGTTGATCACGTTTGTCATAATGCTGATCCGACCTGCATTGCAGGAAATTCCTGCCCTCACCGTGCCTGCCAGAATCCTGCCCACATGCAATTGACCACGCGTGGACAAAATCGTGCGAATGCTCCAATCTCAGGAGTAGCCGCCGTTCATGCTGCAAAAACCAGATGCGTCAACGGGCATGACCTGACCGGATCAAACCTAAAGCCAGGCAAGACTCGAATATGTCGAAAATGCGCTAATCGCAGAAACGCTGCTTACTGGGCCAAAAGGCAGAGTGTGGCAATATGACCATTTTTGGTAATGATTGTTCGCACTACGATGCGCCCGACACCCGGCCCATGTTCAACGACGGCATCGTCTTCCAGACCCACAAGGCCGGCGGCGACAAAGACGATCAGGAGCTGGGTTCCTGGTGGGGCTACGTCAAGGGCGAGCGGCACCGGGCGCTGCTGGGCGCCTACTGGGTGCTGTACCCGGGCAACCCGTCCGGCCGCGCCGATGCCTTCCTGGCTCGCCTGGATTCGCAGTGTCCTGGCTGGCGGGACGGGCCGTTCATCCTTCAGGCGGATTGCGAGAAGTGGAACGGCGATCCCTCCACGGTGCCGTCCGTCTCGGAGGTCAACGCGTTCTGCGATCGGCTGGCATCGAGGATGCCGAAGCTTCGCCCGGTCGGCTATCTGCCGGACTGGGTGTACGGCGACATCTCCGCGTTCAAGTACCCGCTCTGGTCATCGAAGTATGTGGAGGGAGCCGGCCACTACCGGTCTCTTTACCCTGGTGATTCCTCGAGCAAGTGGGCATCCTACGGTGGCAAGGATGTTGCGATCTTGCAGTACAGCTCGAGCGCGACCATCGGCAACCAGACCACGTGCGACGCGAACGGGTTCCGCGGGGACCTGAAGGAACTGACCGCACTGCTGGCGCCCGGATGGGCAGAGAAGGGGTTCGGCGAGATGACCACCCAGGAAGTTGTCGACGGCAACAAGGAGTACGACAAGCCGTACCGGCAGGGGGACAGCCCGGCCGGCGTCGACTGGTACGGCAACAACACAGGCGTGGCCGTCTGGGACAAGCAGTACATGCCGAACCCGATCTCCGGTGCCAAGACTCAGGGTTACGTGCTGCTGCGCGACCTGGCCACCCAGATCATGCTGGTCAAGCAGGCCGTGGCGGACCTCGCCGGCACGGACTTCACGGATGAGGCAGCCATCATCGAGGGCGTGCTCGCCGGCCTGGCCGGCGCGGACGGCGCCGCGGAGACGATCGCTCAAGCCGTCTGGAACTCCGTCCCGCCGGAGCTCGCCACCGATGTGGCTCAGATCTTGCTGACCAAGGGTGGGCAGGCGCTGACCGCCGCGGGCGAAGCGCTGGGAAGCGACCAGCCGAACGGATAGTTTCCGCACGGCAACCGTGTTTGCGCACGTCGATGGGTGGATTATGAGTGATCATGCGGCCGAGTACCTGGACAATCCTGCGCGACGCAGGGTCGTGGATAGGCGGCTGGCTGATCATCTTCAAGCAGGCCGGCATCCTCTTCGATCCGCCACCCCAGACCAACGAAACCCTGGTGTGGATGGCCGCCGTCCTGATCGGCGTACCGGGCGTGGCGCAGCTGTGGCTGGCCCGGTATGGCCAGAGCACGCCTACGGCCGGATCGTCTCTCTCGCCTCCCTCGCCGGAATCATCGCCGTCGTCGCCTGGCGCGCCCTAGGATCCTGAACCATGCCCAAGCGCATGCTTCCCGGATCGTGGGCGTGGATCGTCCTGGTGGTGTTCACCGCGCTGAATGTTGCGCTGACCACCGTGGTGACCACCAGGGTGGCGCAACGCAGCATCGCAGCCGATCGGGTGGCGCGCGCAGCAGCAGCGGAGCAGAGCAGGGCCGTGGTGTGCCTGGTGGTCACCAAGCAGGAAGCGGTATTCCGCGACGCATCCACGCAGGTGGGACGCAATGCCGCGGACGCGTGGCATGATCTTGGCATATTGTTCCGGTGCTACTGAGGAGAGATCATGCCCAACCCGATCAACAACGGTCCCGCCGGAGACGGCTCGTACTCCCTGGCCAAGGAGAGCAAGGCCGGGCTCGCCGTCGGCTTCATCGTGACCACCGTGCTCCAGGTGGTCGCCCAGGGGCTGGCCGGCCTGGACACCACGGACTGGTCCGGCTGGTGGGTGCCGCTGGCCACTGTCGGCGTCGGCACGCTCTCCGGCCTGATAACCGCATACCTCAAGAAGAACCGGTAAAGTAATACCTGTCGAGCTGCAACGGGAAGGCCCGAACCTCCACAAGAGGTTCGGGCCTTTTTGCGCAACCTTCCGAGTCGGCTAGTTGAGGATCCGCCCATCAGCGCTGATGCACAGCAGAGTCCCCCGGACGTTGATCACGTGATCCCCGCCTGCCGCGACACAGACCTTCTGCGCCTTGGCCGCGCGATGATCCACGTAGATCGTCGTGAACTTGACCACCACGAACGCGATTACGCCGGCAACGGCAAAGGAAACGATGATCACCTTCAGCGTGGTCATCGCATGGTCACATTGTTCGTGATGTTCACGGTCTGCCGCTTGCCGGCGCGCGCCAACAGGATCAGGCAGAACAGCAGGAACAGGCAGAAGACGGCAACCGGCGCCGCGGCCAGGGAGGCGAGCACCCACCAGGTCAGGCCGGCCAGCACACCCAGCAGGACCAGGACGGCCAGCGTGATGGCGACCGGGCGCAGCCAGGACGGGTGATCCGGTTCGAGGCGAATGACGCGATGCTCCCACAAGCCGCGGTCCGGGTTGTAGATCGGCCGCGCGGTCAGTGGACGGATCTCGCCGCGTCTGGCCCGACGGCTGACATCCGCGACGAGATCCGCCTTGGCGTGGTAGGGCGCGGTAAGGGTGAGCACCGGGCGAGTGTCGACGACGGTTGCGGAGCGCCGGACGACGAGGGAACGTTCGATCTCATTCATCGCGAACCATCCCGAGCTGAGGCGAGAGCTTGATGGTCACCTCTCGCGGGCCTTGCGCGAACGTGTTGCCGGTGTCGATCGCGCCGAAATCGTGCCTGACGTCGATCACCGTGGCGCGCATGAAGCGCCCGGCCTGCGTGGTGATCAGCACGTCGGTGCCCGGCGCGGCATCCGCGAGCGCATCCTCGAGCGATCGTGCCCTGACGGTCCTGCGCAGTTCGTCACGCGCCTGGACGATCCCCAACTGCCGCTCAAGATCTTTCTTCTTCACGGTGCCCCTATCTGGTGGCCAGCGCGCCGACGATGCCGGTCACGATCATCAAGATTGCTGCTGCCCGGATCGCGAGATCCACGTAAGACGGGCGAAGGTAGATCGGCGCGCCGGACGTTGCGGCCTGGTTGCGCTGCTCGCGCTGCATGATCTGCATACCAGCCGGCACCTTGCTCCGCCGTGCGTTCTTCTGCACGTTGTAGCGAGGGCGCAGCAGGGTGATCAGGCAGGTCTCCAGGGACAGCGTGATCCATTGCCAGCCCAGCCACCAGGGCAGCTGCAGTTGCCGGCGCCGGACGATCAGGTCCGACCAGGGTTTGCCTCCCGCACATGCGGGATGTCGCGTGCACCTGCCCTCGTGGCAGTCTGCGCGCAGGCCCAGATGGTTGCTCTTGCCGACATAACCCCACTCTGTGCCGCGCTTCAGGTGCCGGCGCGTGCGGTACCAGTAGATGCCGGGGGAGCGGCGCCGGGCGCGAGGGAAGAGGATCACAGCAACTTTCCGTGCTTCTCGCGCAGGTGGTTGCGGGAGAGTTCCAGCGCTTCGCCGACCGATCCCGTCTTCCATGGGATCTCCTCACCGCACGGACAGTCGATCTGATCAGACGGCATGTCGTAATCACTCGGGCTGGTCATCATCGAGTACAGCGTGAGCCGGATCGGGTGATGATTCGACAGCAAGGGGAGCGGCACCATCCGCTGGTAATGCGGGTTGTACCAGAGCAGTCGGTCGATCACGATCATCGTGGTCACCATGATCGTGTAACCCGTCCGTCCGCGTGCCGCGTGATGCTCTCCGGCTCCGGCAGATGTGCGCCCGGGCCGCAGCAGACGATGGCCGTCCACCACTGGCCGTACCGCTCGATCGGGACGCGCGATTCCGGCTCGTCGAAACGCCAGACGGGCACGGGCTTGGCGTAGTCGTACAAAAACACCTGCCGCTGGCCGAGAAGTACGCCAGGAAGATCGAACAGTCCGGTCATCTCGCCGGTTGCCATCTACTTCTGGCCCTTGTTCTGACATGCGGTCCCGTGCGGGTTACGGGCTCCGCAGTACGGGCAGCGTGGGGTCGTGTCGGTCATGTTCACCTCCGCAGGAGAGCGAAGGTCCGGCCGTGGGGATCTCTGCCGCTCACAGCCGGACCGTCTATGGGCTCAGTATTGCTCAACGGTTGACGGTTCCGCAATCCGTCGATGGGGTGGGATCTCCAAACTTTCAGGCTCAACCACCTTGAAACCGAAGGACTGGAGCTCGAGAGCGGCGCGGCGCAGACGCCGCACGGTCTTAGCCCAGTTCGCCACGCGGGTGTCCCGTGGGCCGGCCATCAGAAGCTCACGTCCGGCGCCTCAGCGGGGTAGGCAGGCAAGATGTTGGTGATGGCCATCGATGCGGTGAAGTGGGCGACGGCCAGAGTCGCGTGGTGCTGATTCCACTCCAGGCCATCGTCACGCCGGCTCGCCGCGCGGAGATGGAGTTCACCGGCCGCGACATGCTCCCCCGCCGCCTCGATCGAAATCGCCTCTTGTCCGGTCATACCCACATCCCTACTAGATGTGCAAGTTGCACGTTTGCGGGTCATCATATCTGACGGTTAACGGTCTGGTTAACCGTGCGCTAGTGTCAATCTTGTGAACCCACGTGCACGTGCATATGACGCGGTATGGCGCACCCTGCTGGCCGGCCACCGCGGCATGGACACCCGTGTCCGCACCATGGCCAAACGCAACATCGGCTTCATCCTCCTGCTGTCCGCCACGTGGCCGTGGGCCGGCTGGTGGCCACTACTGGCCTACGCGTCCGTGTCCATGGCCATGGCCGGCCACCGCGGTGTCCGCTACGTGGCCACGTGGTCATTCCGGCGCCATGTCCACGAACCGGTGGCCACCGTCCTGGACAACGTGATCCGTCCGCGGACACCGGGCGGACACGGCCTTGTCCACGTGGACATCCCCCGGGACTTCCGTGACCGCGAGGGCGCGGACATTCGTGTCCACGTCCCGATGGCGTGGCCGGCCACCAAGGAAGACATGTCCGCGGTCACGCGGACACTGGAGCAGCGCTTGGCCATCACGGACCTGACGGCCACGTGGACACTGACCGGACGTCGTCCGTACGGACACTTCACCACACCGGCCAAGCCGCCCAAGGCCGTGACGTTCGCGGACATGGCCATGGCCGTGGACGGCGCGGACATGTCCAAAGATCGG